GGAGCATCATTATCATCAGCTATAGCCATGTTTACATTGCTGCACATATAAGACAGTTGAAGAGCTTGTCGTGGTTCTTGTCCTGATTGGTAAAAGGCTTCTAACTTATCCATTTCTCTCATGTTCTTAGCAACATGTTTAAGATCTTCTAAGTTTGCTTTCCTTAAATGCCCCATTAGATACGTCTACTCCTCATATGGAACATAGCTTCATATTCTGCACTAGCCAATTTTGTTGGTAGAAATGTGTCGTTCTTTACATCAATATTAACTCTATCTGCCCTGCTCATTATAGGAACTTTAAATGATCCAGACTCTAAGTTTATAGATCCAATGGTGCTACTAATTCCACCTATAAACCTACCAGTAAATTTATGTGTACTTGTGTCTCTGTTCTCTGGTGTTACTTCTACTTTAAAAAATCCTGTATCTTCAAACTTGATATAAAAATGATGCAGTTGTAAACGACCACTAATAACTTCACCAGCATTATTACCTCCTTGGCTTTCTGTTAGTCGCTGTTGACTAAACCTATAGTGCATTTCATAAGGTTCACCAACAATAAATTTACTATTTCTATAATCTCCTGTAGCGGTAATAGTAGATGTTGAACCATTAGTAGTATTAGTTGTTTGTATTAACTGTCCTGGTTTTAAAGTTATAGTTGTACCTTGTTCATTAACAAATGTACTTGTCTCTCCACTACCTAAATACCTACCAACAATATTCATGTTTGCTCTTAACCTATAAGGCACTGTAAAGGTAGAAGTATTAGTAGAAGAGTTATAAGCAACAGATACACCTGTAGTAGCTTCTGTGACCTTATGATCTAAGCAATATTCAAACGTAGCATTTTCTTCAGTAAAATCAGATTCAAAAGGTATCTTTTCTAATGTTGTACCATTTGCTTCTTCTATTACTAAAAACAAATCACTACCAATAAAATCAACATTTTTAATAGTCCTATTCTCATTAAGAGTAAAAGTAGACCAACTGTTTAATATCTTCTGATACTGCTGACCATATAACCATCTGTTGATGTATAGCTTATTAGGATTATCTGTACCTAAACAAACTAAAACATCTGCACTTGTAGAAACTGCAAACTTAAATATATTACTTGGTATTAGTTTTGGTACATGAACAGTGATATTACTAGATTCTTTTATAACAAGATCTCTTTGATATACATACTCTCTTACATTGGCAAAAGACCCTCTCTTAGATAAATAATAAATACTGCTACCAGCACCTACAGGTTGGGCATCATCATCAGATTCAAATTCAGTTACGACTACAACATTAGCTGAATCAGGGGTTAAGTTATCTGTTGATGAAGTAAGCACAAATTGTGTCTGATCAGAGAATAATATTAGTTCCTGTTCTACTGTTACAGCACTTCTTAAAATAGCTACTTTAGTATGTGAAGCTGCTACATCTATAGGCTCACTATCAATTACAGATAAGACTGTTTCTGGAAAAAAGTTAAAAAACTCTGATGCTCTTGATAAGACCACATTATCATCAGCTAAAAATCCAAGCCTGTTTCTAAAGAAGAATACGTTATTAATTGTATTGCCAATAAAAGAAGGGCTAGGTGCCGAATCCAAATCACCTACAGTTCTTTCTCCCCATGTAGGTAAAGAATAAAAATTGGTCGATCCATACTTTACAGATCCACTGGTTGATAACGAACTTGCTGCTGTAAAAGAAAATGTATTACTATCTATTAGCGTAATAAGAAAAGTTCCATCAACCGTAGATCCACTTGTAAAATCAAAAGTTATTTGCTGACCATTTATTAAATTATGACCATTTTTAGTAACAGTTACAGTAGTGCCTGATTGACTATATGTGCCTATATCGTGAAAAGACGTATAAGTATCACCATCAACTCTTGCAAATCTAAAATCACCATCTGCTTGTCTTACTAAGACATGGGGCATTGTGTCGTAATTAAACTTAAACTCTATTCCTGGTTTTACACATTCTTCCCACTGCCCTTCTTCAAATGTACCACCGTTATTAGTAACAAACTTAACGTAATAATTATCAAAATTAGTATTTTCATCCCCTTTTACTTCTACTACATAACCATTAGGTGAGACTGTTGGTAAGTCAGTAAATCTTTGAACTGAATTTTTAATTACTGTTAATTGTGTATTACCTTGTGTATCTGTACCAGTAATACCAAAATTACTACCATCATTTTTTTTAATATGTAAAACACTTCCATTCTGTGAAACTGTAAATCCTGATAAGGCTGATCCAGTTGCAGGTGATTGACCATTTATTCCTAGTAATTGGTGTGCTAAAGTACCAGCAACAAATGATGTATCTAAAGCAGTGTCATTTGTTGTGTCGTGTGATGCCGTTGTACTGTCAACATTTATTTTATAAGTACTTTTATCTGATATTTGATTAAGAAAAACAATAGCTTGAGTAATGTTTGAAGAAGGTAAACTTTGACTAGTATCCATTAATGTTTTAACACTGGTATTAACAACAAAGGTATAGTCAGCAACACTTACAGTCTTCATTACACTTCTAGGATCAGAAGTATTTAGATATGTCGTTCCATCAGGTTTATTTACTGTCTTTTCTGTACCGTCAATATCATATACTTTTACATCACCATTACTAAATACTGCTACATATCTTTCATTAACATCTCTATTAATAGTTTGGACGTGAACATTACCTAAAGTAGAAGAACTTAGATTAGTGACATATTGCAATCCAGAACGCTTTACAAGACCTAGTACAGGGTTGCTGTCAGCATTGTCTTGTATATCACAATGATCTGCTTGTTTAGTTGAGTCAGCAGCTTGTGAGATCCCTCTTAATAAGGTTGGTATTGCTCTGGATATAATTGCCATAATTATCTAATTAATGCGTTTGAAGGACTGTAAGTATCAAAGACACTTGTTAATGAAGGATCTCCTCTAAGAAGGTTATGATCTCCATTTGCAAGGTCTGTTTCCATTAGTATAGCCCTAGCTCTAATTTCATCCTGTTGTGTATAAGTTCTTAATCCATCATCACTAACTAACCTGTCAACAAAGATACGAGCAGCTTTGATTGTTATATATCTTCTTGCAGGTTCTGGTATCTCATCAAAAGTTCTGAAGTAAACGACTGTACATATAAGATCTTCATCAAATTCAAACTTATTATTTAGTCTGTCGTATAGCTTAAGACCACGTTGTATTGCATCAATTGTAGGGTGTTGATGAATATTAGGATCAATTCTTAAGGTGTCAGCAGATAAAGCTACTTGGTTAGAAGCATCTCTTGTGAGAGTGACATCTATTTCAGTATTAAAAGACCAACCTTCTGATTGAACTTCTTTATTGACCTCTGTAAGAGTTGATTGTGCTAGACGAGCATCAACAGGAAGAGTACCTGTAAGACTATTTATAGGAGCTTCTCCTATAGCAGCCAACATAATGTTGATGCTTTCTAATTCTGTAGTAGCTGCTGTTGTCATTATTTCTTAGCAGTCTTAGCTGCACGTTTAAAGTTTGCTGCTGTTGGTGCACCTTTGCTACCAGGTTTCCTCATCTTTTCACCAGATCCAGCAGCGATTCTTTTACGCTTGGCATGGATGTTGGCATATAAACCTTTTCTTTTTATTTTTAAAGAATCTCTACCACTCTTCTTTTTCTTTGGTGGTCTTCCTACTTTTTTACCGTAAGTTCCTTTGCCCATTGGTGCCATGATTTACCTCGAAAGATGAAAAAAAGAAGGAGTACCCATTGCTGAGTACCCTTCTGTATGTAGTTAAGAAGCAGATAGCTTGATTGTAGCTGCACACTCTGGACGGAGGATTCCGTGACCAAGTGCGTACTTTGCTACGAGCAATGTCCCTTGGTACATAATACCGTAGTCAGAGCCTGAGATCTCAGTTGTCATATCCATAAGCTTCACAGTACCAACTGCTGACTTGTGGAATACTAGACCGATAGTTTTGCTGTCATCACCTGAGTAAGTGTTATTAGCACCTGATGGGTTAGATCCTACGTTTGATTGAGGTACGTTGTTACTCATCATTACAGGAATACCTGCAACCATTTGTACTTTACCTGAAGCAAAAGATCCGTTGCCACCTGGGTTAAAATCAACATCAACTGTTCTTGTTGCAGACTCAGCTAACTTGTAATACTCAGCAGGTGGTAATACACAGAAACGATCTGTTGTAGGGATGTCTCTTTCATCAAACGCTTGAGCGATGTCATAGATAGCTGCTGCTAACTCATCACCTGTTACGTTTGCTGAAGCTGTGTTACCAGAAGCAAGAGTAGTTACTAAACCACCACTGCCACCTGTAAGAGTAGTTGAAGCTCTTGAAGCATTAGCGATTACCTTAGCTACGTTTTGGTCATAAGTTTTGGCAAGTGCCTTACCTAATTCCTTTGCGTAAATAGCTCTCACATCATAATGATTCTTAAGCTCATCAATGTTTGCGACAAAAGATTGTGCAATTAATAGATCATCAATAGAGATGATTTTCTCATTTGCCAAGATTTGGTTAGCACCAACTAAAGGTGTTCCAACTGAATGGTACGCTGCTGTAGCTGTACCTGTTACAGGGAACTGTGCTGATTTACCAGAACTGATTGTACGGACGTTGTGAAGGCTGTCGTTGAAAATGTTATTTTCAGAGAAAGC